CAGCCATTTCAGAATCTGGCTTATATAGATTAGTACTCAGCAGCCGCAAACCACAGGCAGGGTTATTTCAAGATTGGGTAGTACAAGAAGTACTACCTACCATTCGCAAGACTGGTCGCTATTCTGTTAGTGACTTCAAGATTCCTACTACTTATGGTGAAGCCTTACTCGAAGCGGGGCGCCTGGCCATAGAATTAGAACAAACTAATGCCACCTTAGAGCAAGTTAGTGTTACCTTAGAAGAACAAGCCCCACTGGTTAAATTAGCAGAGACGTTGACAGTCAGCGGCGCCGATGCTGTCTTAATAGGAGATTTAGCTAAAGCCTATGGTGTAGGCCGTACAACGTTCTTCGATATGTTGCGTGATATTGGCTTTATCATGATGAAGCCAAGCCGGCTACCCTATCAGCGACATATATTAGCTACCAGAGCAGAGGTGTTCCGTAAAGAGCGCCCCCATCAGCCTGGTATCTTCGATAACGTCACTGTTATAACGGCTAAAGGTCAACTATACATAGCGAAGAAGTTAAAGCAACTAGAACGCGCTGAGTTAGTAGAATCGCAACTAGGAGCAGCAGTCGGGCTTGTAGGGTAGTGCTGTTCCCGTAAACCACAATTAATTACTGATTATTATGGATCTCATCAATTATCTATTGGAAAAATTCGGCAAGGTGCAATTCCGTACACTGCTTGTAACTATCGGCTTGTTATTAGCCTATAGTCTGGCGGTTATTATTGGCCGCCTTGTTTACGCAGCGGGAGTAATGGGTATCGGCGATGTACTCTGCGTATTGGGTCTATGGCACGCGTGGCGAGCTATCGCAGACCTCGTACCATCAATTACTCAATTATTAGTTAGTCCATCGACTAATCCACCAACTTCTATTAATCTCAAAACTGAAGGATTAGGCAGTAAGTAACAACTGGCGCAACACCTAATTAATAGCACCGTAAGCCTAGTTAGGAAGTCGCCCACATAATGCCATGCTCACAGCCATAGTAATTTAATTAGGTATGAGGGCACAATTATTTGTAGGATAGGTTAGCGGTAGCGTAACCCATGCGGGCGTTGGGCTTCATGCTTCAACCCAACCTACGCTTATCCTATATTTGATTCTGGCCACCTACCTAATCACATTAATTAGATAATTATGGCTAAGTTTAATTCAGATACAGCGTCTACTATGGGGCGCCGCGGCGGTGAGAAGACAGCTCAAGATAGAGAACATATGAGAGAGATAGGTCGTCGAGGTGGGCTGAAGGCTCAACAGCGGCTCGCTGAGAAGAAACAGCAACGTCTACTAGATAACGAGTAGATTATAGGTCACTATATTGACTATATCATTCACCTGCGTGAGATCTAACTGACCCTCATCCCCTATAAAGTGAATACTAATGAGAGCTATAGGGCTATCCTCATCTAATAGTAGTTGCTGATAGAGATGTCGTACTCCTATGATATCTAGATGGGCCCGCTGCTTAAAACTAAGTAGTGTAGAGTTAGCATCAGTCTTCATGAAGGATCGAGTACTAGCGTGCTGCACTAGAGTAGGCAGGTCATAGCAATAGTCGCTAATTAATACCTGCCTATAGATATTAGCTATACTGCTAATACCGGGGGCCAGACTCTCATGAGTACACGTCATCTTGAGGAACCTAAGACCGGATATACTACGACCAGGATTATGAAACTGGTGGAGTAAGACTCTATCGGCCGACGTCGTATTTCGTATCTGGTTGAGTTGATCAAATATGTATATGTCCTTATCTATAGTAGTAATTTGGCGTATCAGATCTTGTATAGCGTACCTACGCTCTATCTGATTGCGGAATATCCATCGCCCAATAAAGATTATAATAAATAGAGTTAGACTAAACGTGTTCTGCCATAGGAAATCAGTGACTTGTGGTAGAGCCTCTTTAATCAGAGTGTGCGGAGCTAGATGAATAGTGTAGGCCTTATCATTCTGTGGTAAATTCATGTTTAATGGGGCATCCTTCAGATTAATTAATGCCTTTAAGTACATCCTTAAGTTAATGTTTAAGTGCTTCTAGTTTTATATTTATTCACGAGGACTTTGTAGGTGAATTATAATTATGATAGTCGATTGGGCCTTGCTTCTATTACTGATACTGAGCGCAGTATTAAAGTATTCTGTCCTGTGGCCCGCCCGGGGCAGAGGTATGAGGCTACTATAGCCTATACTATGGCACGATATTCTCGCAGTGCTGAGTCAGTAGAGAATCTACTCAATGAGGCTCAGGGAGTAGATGCGGATAAGCGCCTTCATAATATATTCTATAACTATGGTCACGGTAGTGTACAGGGCCTGGCTACGTTATCAGTGTGCTTTGAAGGTATTCCTCTATGGTTTGCGTTCTATCTGTTCAATACTATGCCTCTAGGGGCAGGGCAAGAGCGCAGTACTCGCTACCAGAAGATGGGCGATTACTATAGAGTCGGTAGTGAGTCCTATGACGAGTCAATGGACTATCTATTCAGCGCATATGAGGAGCTCTATGAGCCCACTCGAGAAGCGCTGGCCCGCGCTTACAACGTAGATATGAGTGATAAACGCCAGGTACAGGCGCTGGATGCTCGTACGCTGGACTGTACGCGTTATCTATTACCTATGGGAGCCCGCACTAGTTTGGGTATCACATCGGATGCCGAGACGTGGAGTCGATTCATCAGTGATCTACTGACTAATCAATTTAACTCGGGGCCCGATGAGTTGTACAGTACTATAGGGCACATGCTGAAGCAACTGCTGGGGGGTTGTCCTGAGCTAGAGGCCCAGGGCTACGTAGCAGGTGCCCCAGGGCTCATACGTCACGCAGAGGCCCGACATGACCTGAGTGCTAGTCTAGCCAATATGGCGCGGGCGGCTCAGTCATCTCTCGTTGCTAATATGGATGGCGAGTATTATAGCTCGAAGCTAGTAATTGTACAGAAGCCATACTGCGATATCGTTGGTAACCTGGCTCTATTACTCCAGAATGATGTGTATCGGCCGGCCCTAGTTCTATCTACTAATAGAAGACTACTAGCTACGCTACAGGAGGAGTTGACTAGGTGGCGGCATTACGATAGACTACCTACTCAGTTCAATGCCCCGCATATGTACATGAGTAGCTATATGGATGTAGGTGCGGCCCGCGACTTCAATCGTCACCGTGGTATATGGCGGTACTTTCCTGCTCTAACCAATGTAGAGCTATTACGAGGAGATACTGGTTATACTCTACCGCTCTATATAGAGCACCTCTCTATAGCTGAGCGCTATAGAGAGGTACTGGATAAATATTACGAGACACTGGGCGGCCCTGCTATACAGTACCGTATACCACTAGCCCACAATATACGATACTGTATAGGCGGTTCTCATAAGCATATGGCCTATGTGTGCCAGCTTCGCTCTCGAGTGGGGGGCCACATCAACTACCGTGTGATAGCTAATGAGTGGGCCAATAGTATAGCTGACGTTAATCCACTATTCGACCTTACTCACATCATACGTGTAGTCGAGAATGGTCGAGATGAGTTCCTGAGTCGTTAGCGCGCGCGTATTAGGATTGTCATGTCAGGGAAAAAGAAAATCAGACTTGCGAACGTGCTCCAATTAGGGAGGCGGAAGTAAGTAGTATCACCAGGAAGAAAACTGTATGCATTACCTAATACCGCGAATAGCCCTGGGTAGTCTGCCTGGAGGAGTTCCTGCCCATCCAGTCGGATCCAATTAGTAGGGTAGTTCGATGCCACAGCAGGCCACAGGATTATAGAACCTATTGGGGGGCCCGCCTGGCTGAGGCTAGTCGCTATGGCCTGGTTAACCTGGCTGAAGCTATCCGCTATTTTCTGGTTAACCCAGTCTACTCGAGCTATACTGTCATTAGTAGTGGGCGATACAGTACGGGGGTTGCCCGTTAGGAAAGGACTATCTATATTAGCCTTAGTGTTCGATAGATTAGTTATTTGTGTCTGTAGACTATTTACAGTATTCTGTAATGCTACTATCTTGGGTATCTCTAGGTTGAACCTGTCGTTTATAGCGCTGACTGTGGCATTGATGGTGGCTATCTGAGCAGTTAGTTGGTTACTCAATGTAGTAAATTGAGTCTGTAAATCACTGATAGCAGTTGTGTTAGTATCGCAGCATGCCTGTAGGTTCTGAATTATAGTTAACTCACCTACGACAGCAGCTAGGTTATTAATTAGATCATTGACTAACTGCTGTATGTTAGCAATGATCTGCTGTAACTCACCATCACCGAATAAGTCGTCGCGTAATTCCTGTAGTTCATTCTCTAGAGTGGCTATATCAGCTAGCATGTCGGCAATAAATGCAAACGCCCGCACTGTGTCAGATAGATCGTATATAGTATTGGCTGCCTGTGTTCCCGTGTGGTTGGCGCGATTAGCAGCCTCTAGAAAGTTATTGTCGAGTTCAGCGCAAGTAATAGGACTTCCCTTACTCACCGATAGTATAATTGGCATAGAACTGTAGCTAGTGATTAATTTGGTTATACTATCGGTGTATGGCGTACTGTAAGCATTAGAAAGGAGGTATCGGTGAGTAGCGGAATGTGGCAGATGGATATAACAAATCCTTACAAGGTGCCAATCACTATATATAGTGATTGGCACCACCTAAATGGTCAGGTCCTTAGTCCTAATAGTGGCCTAAGGACTAGTTACGAGATAGAGGATGGATACAAGCTATATGTTAGTCGGCTCTATCGAATTAGGGCTAATGAGATGCCGAGATTGTACGTTGGATACCGCATAGAGGATTAAATTAATGCATTATATAGTTGAATTTAAGGGTACGCGTGGTAGTTTGTATACGCAGTTTTCTGCTAGTTACACATTTACAAATACCACGCTGCCCCGCACCATTACTCTAACCCTGAGCCCCGGCGCAGAAGTATCGATTGATCTAATCGATATTACTGCGCTACAGGTAATAGGTCTCTCGTGTGAAACGGGGTCCGTTAACCTCAGCGTTATTAGCAATGGTAGTACTATAATTACTCTACCAAGAGTAGTGGCCGGCTCCTATCACTTTAATAACGTGGATATAGTCAATGGCAAGATACAACTAGCAGCCGTAGGCACTGCGCCCGTACCGCTACAATTAGTATACGCCGGCCTAGCGTGAGCTGTCCACTAGAGTGGCAGCAGGCCTGCCGTAATCTGGATATAGCATGTCATAAATGTAGAGCTGAGATAGGAGAGGGTGAGTTGGCCTATTTACCACTGGCTGGTAGCCCCTCTATTAAGAGTCACCCCGCATATGAGAAGCCCCCTCCGCCCCCTCGCAAGCGGACTAACACTGCATCGCAGCGGACTAACACTGCATCGCAGCAGACTAACACTGCATCGAAGATAGGACGCGTCACTGAGAGACGGGTGTTACGGGATCTAGGTGCAAGAGCAACAGTGGCCAGTGGGGCCATCTTCGGAGACGGGGATGGCTCTATTGTTATAGATGGGGAGACCTGGCGCATAGAACATAAGACGCGGGTGGCCCGGCGTAATACACTAGGCCCTACTGAAGATGAGTGGGCTACTGCTCAGGCGCAGGGGTGCCGTCTATTTATTACTACTCATAATAATCGAAGCGTCGTTACTATGGATATAAAAGACTTTAAGAGCCTAGCCGTATTGCCACCCGAGTTTACGGAGGGCGTTAACGAAGAAGCGGGGGGCCCAGCTCACTCGAGCGATGCCGAAGTCGCGGGGCAGCTCGAGTAGCACACTCACTGCCTTCACCTGTAGACCGAGTGCAGCAAAGGTGCGTTCGATGCTCAACTTAACAATACTTACAAAGTACGCGATGGGGTTCTTAACGAGGCGTCCTTGCCGGTTGAATGGAATAGTCTTACCATGGATAGCACGGCTACCGCACTCACTACGGATTGCCTGAGCTACGAGGCAATTCTCCATCGGCGAG